AAACGAAGGATTTCTACTAGATTTTTCTTTGTAGCGAAACTATCGCTTCGACATGTGTATCACTGTCCAAACTCATTTCCATATCTTCCTCAATAATCGGAAGCTTGAATTTGATGGATTTGAGCCACTGACCGTTTGGCTGTCGTTCCTCATAGATATGGATTTCAGAAATCAGCGATTCCATAATCTGTCGCTTCTCCTGCTCGTCCATGACAGCGTACAGCTTTTCAAAATAAATCAGCACTTTGTAGATATTGTCAGCAGTGAGTTTTTCTGCTTCTATTGCCATTTTCTTTGCTCTGGCTTCAATCAACAGATTCTCCGTATCCTCTATCTTATCATACATTTTATAAAGGCGATCATCAAGGTCTGCTTTACGCTTGATGTAGTGCTTATCATCTGGGTCAAGGGTATCAATCTCATCAATCAAACGGGACTTCGTAGCATAGCTCTGACGAAGCTGTTTTTCATAATTGGCAATCTCCTGTTCAATGGCGGATGTATCTATCTTCATATTGATTTTTTGCTGCATCATCGCCGCAAACTTCGGATTGCTGACCAGTTTGATAATAACCTCTGCAACAGCACCGTCCAGCAATTCCTCATTGATTTGCTTCTTGTATTCACACTTATGACCACGGGTCATAGTGCGGTGTTTGCAGCCATAATAGAAGAAATCCTTATATTTCGTGCCGTCCGGCTTGTGCTTGATGCTTTTGTTGCCGTACATTCCGGCTCCGCAAATAGGACATTTAAGTAATCCGGTCAGCAGGTGTACCTTGTTGTCTTTACCGTTGTTGACCTTTTCATACTTCTTCGCCTGAGCAAGAAGTTTTACTTGGGCTTCATGCCAGAGTCCTTCTGATACAATGGCTTCATGCAGACCGTCAACTAACAGATAATTTTCCTGCTCCACAAGTCGGTAATCATTGCGAGTTCCATGTACCTTTTCTGTTCTTCTCCTGCCGTAAGCAATTTTACCACAGTAAACGGGATTTTTCAAAATTCTGCGAATCAGGGCTGCATCAAACAGAGGATTTTTTCCATTCTGCCGCTGAATTTTGTTGATACCGTGATTGGCAAGGTATTTCGCAAGTCCGTTAGCTCCTATATCGGTATGCACATACTGGTCAAAGATAATGCGGATTGCCTCGGCTTCTTCCTCGTTGATATACAGCATACCTTTTTCCAATTTGTATCCGTAGGGAGCAAAACCACCGTTCCATTTACCCTCACGAGCTTTCTGGATTCTGCCTTCCATCGTCTGAACACGGATATTCTCACGCTCAATCTCGGCAACCGCAGAAAGCACGGAAATCATCAGCTTACCGGCATCTTTGGAAGAATCAATGCCATCCTCCACACAAATCAGATTGACATCGAAATCTTGCATCACCTGTAAGGTAGACAGCACATCTGCCGCATTTCTGCCAAAACGTGATAACTTGAACACCAGCACATAGGACACGCCATCTTTACCGGACTTGATATCCTCCATCATGCGGTTAAATTCCAATCTGCCCTCAATGGACTTTCCCGATTTACCGGCATCCTCATATTCACCGACGATTTCAAAATCGTTGAACTCAGCATAGGCTTTCATTCTTGATTTCTGAGCATCCAAGGAGTAACCGTCTACCTGAACGGCAGTAGATACTCTCGTATAAATATATACTTTTGTTTTTTCTTTCATATCGCCATCCTCATTTGTGCCACAGCCTGTGGCATAATTCAGCTTTCATCGTCTGTTATTTTTTGCCGTCAGTTTTCTGTTCCAACATCTTTATCGAATTTAAATAATCATTTTCCACGTCGCTGAGCGTTCTTGTCTTATATTTTCGATATTCTCCAGTCGCTTTATCAACAGCCTGCTTATGAGTAATGCTTCCATTTCCAATTAAAAGCTGCTCTCCACTCATGGTAAGAATGCGATCCAGATGCTCTGCCCAGTCCTGCATCGTCATTGCCTGTTCACGCTCTGCCTGACGTTCCGCAAAATCCAGATACCCGGATACAAGTTGTCCCATAGCACGAAGCTCTTTCTCATTCAGATAGTTTTTCGCAACAATCGCTTCTTTGAGTGTCGGCTGATTACCGGCAAAGGTGGTAAGTCCCATGAACTCTTTTTCCGCATCCGCTCTTGTATAAATCACTTCTGCCGCAGTCTGTCCGTGAATGGCATAATGAATTTTATTCTGAACCTTTTTGAAAAAACGGATAGAGATTTCCGCTTTCGGGTCGTAGTCAATGCTGGTGGCATAGATTTCAAGCACCTGACGATAAAACACCTTTTCCGATGCACGGATGTCTCTGATTCTTTCAAGCAGTTCCTTGAAATATCCACCGCCGCCCAGATTTTTCAATCGTTCATCATCCAAAGCAAAACCTTTTTTCATGTATTCTTTGAGAATGTTAGTTGCCCAGATTCTGAACTGTGTGCCACGCTTGGATTTTACACGATAGCCGACAGAAATGATAACATCAAGATTATAGTAGTCAACCTGATAGGTTTTTCCATCTGCCGCAGTTGTTGCAAAATTTGCAACAACTGACTCTCGCTGCAGCTCGCCTTCGGAAAATACATTTTTTATATGTCTTGAAATAGTAGATTTATCTCTCTGGAACAACTCTGCCATCTGGTCAATGGATAACCACACGGTATCCTCATCAAATGTGGTTTCAATTTTTGTCAATCCATCTTCTGTTGTGTAAATAATCATATTGGATTTTTGATTCATATCATCATAATTGTTCACCGGAACACCTCATTTCTAATTGTGCAACGGGGTATTGCGCTTTTATTCTATGTAGCTCTATGCGTTGAGAACAGTAGCTCTCGCATAGAGTTTGGACACTTATTCCACGACTATTATATCATTGCTTTTCCATCAATTCAATAGTGTCACTGGGTTCTTCAGATGTGTTTTCTTCCTCCAAACAAGACGGCGGCTCTGGAAGATTATCAATATCCAGAACCGCCGCATATTTTTCTATTAAATTTGCAAGTAAATCGGCAAAACCATTCCATTTATCTGTCAATAGTGCTCTCCTTTCTTTTTCGTCCACGTTCCTGCGGAATGTCCTGTTTCTCTTTTCCTCTGGTCAAAACGGCATTAAGAAAAGCCCGTACCCTTTCAGGTGCGAGCTTGACAGCATCCAGATACGGCTGAGCCTGTTCCAGAAGTTTCTCATATCGTTTTTTCCATACCCCAGCATCTTTCTTGGCTGTTTCATATTTCTGCTGGTATTTTAATTTCTCCGCTTTTTCAGCAAAGCTGCTGACAGCATAATTTTTGAGAGTACGGCATTCATCGGGTGTCAAGACGATGTTCCCGGTAAAAGATTTCTTACCCATCGACTCCAGCTCCTGAACCGTCACCGCTATTCCGGTTGCCGCCTTAGTCTGTGCTTGCAGGGATTTAAGCTCCTGCTTTTTCTTCTCCGCAGCCTGTGTAGTATCGTCAAGCTGTGCTTCTTTCTGGTTCAGTTCCGCCGTCACAGCTTCCAGTCGCTGCTTTTCCTTTGCCACCTTAAACTGGGTCACAGTCAGATGTTCCTCGGTGCTGTCACGCTCTCCACGTTCCACATCGGTATATCCGGCAGCTCTCATGTGCTGAAAAAAATCATCCTGTAAAACAGAATAGGATTTTCGGAGAACAGGCTTACCATTGACTTGCAGAATTGGTTTTCCATCTTTGTCCACAGCAGGTTTGGACAGCCACTTTTTACTGCGGCTGACCTGCATAATGGTTTCCTTTACCGTTCCTCTGAGAGCTTCATCCTTGCAGCGTTTCGACCACAAAATCTGTTTCTCCACCACAGGGACATAGACCACATGAAGATGATAATGGAACACGTCCTTGCCAAGTGCTTCGGACATCGCCCGGTTAATCTCGTCAGCGTGCATGACTGCCGAGAGGATATACTGTTCACCGCCAACAATCTCCACAGCGGATTTATAGGCTTCCTCATAAAACTGTCTGGCGTATTCATAACCGCCGTGATTGTCGAAGTACGCAGAGTTCACATCAAAGACCATTTCGTTGAAATGGACGGCATCCGCCTTCAGACCTCTGGTGGAAATGATGTTGTCAGCTTTCATCTGCTCAAACATTTCAGCGTAGCTCCCGGTAGGTTCTTTGAAGTGTACGTTGAGGGAACTTCTTTCCGGGATAATATCTTCGTTACTGTATATTTCTTTTTCACGCTCATTGTGTGCCTGTGCATCTCCGATGTCATTATCTGTGACATCCATATTTCTTGCACAGGTACGGTCAACTCCGTCATTTCTTGCCATATTTTTCCTTCCTTTCTTTGGGATTTGCAGACAGGTAGCTTTGGAAAGGCACTTCTGCGGAAGTGTAATAACCCACTATGACACTTTCATCCATACTGGCTGCAAAGTGCCGTGGGCTCTCCCGAGGGGCTCTCCGAGGGTAATGCGGTCGCTGCGGCGACCTCTGCCGAACATCAGAAAGTTGTCTGCTCCTCTTTCCAATGTCCGGCACGGACGGCTGCTGTTTTGCGAAACCGCCCCGTCCGTTGACAGAAAAAAGACTGACTTTTTCCTGTCATTTGGGTACGTCACGAAGGTTTTATACAGGAGTGATTTACGCTCGTACGCTGTGTACGTACGTACCAAAAAATCAATCCCGCCATTCCTCCGGTACGTACGTACACGGCGAAACGTCGTAAAACCCATTTATATTCGGACGGGCTACGGCTTCAATTCCCATGAATCCCCACACCCTGCGCCCGGCAGAGTTTGTGATTTTGTTGGTGTGTTCCAGATTGTAGCGACTTAAATTTGCCACCACACTGTCACTAAAGCTGCGGGATTTCAGGGGCGGCAGAGAATTTTCCTCACACCACATCCGATAAATTTCGTACAGCTCCTTGGAGCTGATGGAAGCATCCGCTTTCAGCCGGATATAGCCCTCAGACTCCATGAAGTCGAAAATATTGTTGTTGTCACGCTTGACGGACTCTCGGTTGGTTTTGGTGCGCTCACTTTCCGTGAATTTGAAATTGTTGGCAACCAGACGCTGCAATCCCTCAAACGCCCAGAGGAAAATGCCCTCCACCTCAGCTTTCATCTTCTGGGCGAGGTCAGGGTCATCCATTCTTCCGGCAGGCTTTTCCTTTGTGGTCAGCACAAGCTGTCTGCGGTAGAAACCGTCACTTCGGTCATACAATGCCTGTAAATCTCCATTGGAGAAAGCCAGCAGACGGGCGAACATCCAGCCCTGATAGCTCTGTTTGCCCTTGCGCTCCAAATCCATTTTCCCTTGAGCTGTCACAATGGATTTCACATAATTGGTCTGGCGCAAGGCTTCCATTCGCATATCATCATCCACGCATAGGAGGATATGCTCCAGATCGGCACGGGCAAATCGGTTCTCAGAGATTTTACCAATGCTTCCGTCCTTCATGGAACTGCCCAGCATTTGCCCCAGCACCGCACCGATTTGGGATTTACCCTCGCCGCCATTGCCCTTAATGACCATCATCCTCTGTCCTTTATTGGAGGGAATCAGGCAATAGCCGATAAATTCCTGCAAGGTAGGGATGTCCTCCGGGTAAAGCAGACCATTCAGAAAGGAAAGCCACAGCACAGGTTTCGGAGTATCCGGGCGATAGAAAACCGGGAGCCTGTTTCTCACAATATCCGGCTTCCCCTCTGTAAAAGTGCCGTCCAGCATGAGCGTACCGTTTGCCAGATGAATCCTGTCCTGCTCCGGCGGGAAGTCCTCCACATGAGCCGCCAGCTTCATAATCTCAATGATGTTGCTGATTTTGCGGGGAATGTTGTTCACGGCACAATATTTCAATTCTTCAAAGATTTCGCCACGAAGCGGCAGGTCGTCCGTCACTCGACCATCAGGTGTGAAAAAAGCTCCGTTTGCAAAGATAATCTGACGGGTTCTCAGAAAATCTTCACAAAACAGAGCTTCATTGATACTCTTGCCGTCAAACCACATCGGCACATTCATCTCAAGCAATTTCCTGTTCTCTGACATGGCAGCGCACCTCCTTTTTCTGCTCGTCCAGTCGTGTTTGCATTCTTGCAATCGTTCCGTCTGTCAAAAGTTCCTTGACGGTATCAGTCCTTTCTTCCTGATCGCTCATAAGGAGCAAATCGTTCAGATACTCCACATATTCCAGCTTGTGGCAAGCTTCCACGAACCTCTCATCCGGCTCGTCCTCCGGTGCTTCGGGAGCATATCGCTCTTTCCAGTCCTCCAAAAGATGAAGATACCCGGACAGCACATTCATGCAGAAAAGCTCGTCCTGTTTCGACTGATTCACACGGGGACGGTACTTCTTTACCTGTGCCACCACGGACGGCGGCCTGTCCAGTCCGAAATCCGCAGCCAGTCTCTGCGCTGCTTCATAGGCAGACAGGTCAAGCAGCCTTGCCACAAAGTCAATCACATCTCCCTTGGCACCGCAGCCGAAGCAATAGAAGTAATCCTCGTTCAGCTTCAAGCTGGGGTGTCTGTCATCGTGGAAAGGGCAGCAAATCATCCCGGAGCGATTGATTTTCAGCCCGTAGTGTTCGGCGGCTTGCCTAACCGTGACCGCCGCCTTGACTGTTTCAAAAATGTTCATTTGCATAACCTCCTTGATTTTTCTCGATGATTTTTTCATCTGCCTGAATATACGCAGAAAAACGCTTTCAACCGAAAAATCAGGCACTTCCGCAAGCAAAGCAAAAAGCCGCCCCGAAAACTTGAAAAAATGCAAGTTTCGAGACGGCAGTGTTCACACAAAGTTGGTTGATATTGTTCCGTAAATAGAATATAATTGAAGTTAATATGAATCAGGAGGGATGATACAGAAATGAAATACCTGTCTACATTTGAAGTTGCCGAGAAATGGGGTATCTCTCCCCGAAGAGTTGGTATCCTCTGCAACAATGACCGCATACCGGGCGCACAGCGGGCAGGAAGCCGCTGGATCATCCCGG